CTTGTAGTCGGGTCCAAATACACGTGTGGCCGTTGACTCGCTGCAACAACATCTTCAATAAAGAAAGATCTGTCTTTCGTGAAGCTGTCTAAATTATGCAGCGGTGTGTAGGACGCAATTGCACGTCCATAATGAAAACCGTTTCCGTTAAGCATGATCCTAACCTTCAGCTTACAACGCAACAGGTTAAAATTTGTGATACGATTCAATACCCTGGTGTTTTCAAAGAAATCCTGCCAGGGATTAAATGTCTCAAACAAATTCGTTCCCGTCGCCCAATTGTAAGACCGAATCTTGATGGGACGCGAGAAGAAATTCTCAAGCATCGCATCATCAGTATCAGCTATCCTAAACGTGTTATCGGGCATACTGTCAACGGTATAATTCCATTGTGGAGTCTGATCACTAAAACTTATGTTCTGGTATTGTGACTCCAAACTTTCCTCATTGATTGTTACATTAAATCTTTTTGTGTTATTCATACTGGTAGCAAGTCATCATTAACGCAAATGTGGGCGACTCAACCCACACTGCGTGTGTCAATCTTGCGTGTGGCGAACACACCCCTAAATAGGGGTACTTTGCGAGGAAAGTGCCTCACTCTGCAAGCCTACATCGTCTCCGAACGATCGACAGATTGGAGACGTGCGGTCATCCAATACAGAGTGCCCCCTTTTGGTTATGATAGACGTGGTGGGATACGCCCAGAGGGATGCATTTAGTGTCTGCCCAAGACGGAGACTGCTTAATCGTACTTCTCCTTCCAGACCTTCAATCTGTCATCATATGATTCATGAATGACAGTGCAGCCATGGGAAATACCAGCACGCTCAGCAATCTCCTTCATCTGCGCTCGCCTATATTCGTAATGATTACGTCCATAAGCAAACCACTCTCGCAGAGCTCCATCAATGTTTTGCATTGCTTGTTGCTCGCGAGTAATAGCTTTGGACTTGAGAACGGCATGCAAACTCTTGAAGATAGAATCTTCATCAAGAGCTCCCATGATCATTCCAATATCTTCCGAATACTTATTGGCGCGTTTGAGCAGATCTGCCTCCTCATCTGTCATGTAAGGAGTAGGGTCAGACTCTTTGTCTGGCATGGTAAACTTCATGTCACGCTCCTCTAAGAACTTTGCCACAGCAATGTGGTTAAACTCTGGGAAGAGCTCGTGAACTGAACTCTTAGCATCATCGCCATATGTAATCAATGAGCAAACCTCACGGAATTCAGGAACGTCTTTACGATCCTTATACGTGTGGTAATATGCACATCGAAACAACAATGCGTTTACTATAGAGTTGACATACACTGTAAGATTGTGTCCCGAAGGATTAGATCCATAGTGTTGAATCAAGTCACCATTATATGCCATAAGTGGATAACAAATGTCGGTTGCAATACCTTCCATAATTGTAAGGTCTCTTTCCGAATATCCACAATGTCGACCAATCTCCATCATAATTCTGAAGGCGCTGAACATTACTTGGGCAGGCATTCGCAAATCATACTTACTGTAATCACCAGCAAGGATGCGATCCTTCCCATAGCGCATGACATGTTTTGCCAATTGATCCCATTCAGGACCTTGGGCATTAATGCCAACAGCACACTCAGATGTAAGAGGCAATATGGACAAAATACGAGCAATGGGCAAGTAATACTTGCGCACCAAAAGCTGCAAGGCAATCGGTGCACCCTGAAATACTCTGACCTTGTCCTTGGTCAATTTTGTTGGCTCATCTTTCAAACAAGCCTTGAAGATAGGATAAGCTCTCTCTCCCTTCAAGTAGAGCTCTTCCATCTCCCTCGCATGGTCCCAAAAACGCTGATCGAGGATTGCAGGGCACTGGTGTGTAGGAAAATCATTAGGATCACACAAAGTCAAGAAATTTGACTTTGGACCCGATAATGGATATCCTACTGATG